TGGTCAAACACCCAACATCATGGAATAACTACGTTAAAAAAGACAACGACTTTGTTGAATTTGGCACTTTCACTGAAGAAACCAACGAAGACTTGTTTGAACTATCCAGAACATGCACTTATGAAGAATTTGTCAAGACCTGTATTAAGAAAAAATTGGCACCAACCTACTGCACAATGATATGGACTCATACACATACTACTGATACTACTATTGAAACTACTACTGAAATTGAAGGAACTATTAATCCTATGTTAAACTGGTACGAAGCAAAATTACCTTTAAAGTCAACAGTTATTGTCGGAGAAACTGGATTGGGAAAAACTGTTTACGCAAAACGAAACGCAACAAAACCAGCACTCTTCGTGTCCCACATGGATGATCTCAAATCATTTGACCATACAAGACATAAATCAATTATATTCGACGACATGTGCTTCACCCATATGCCAACAACAGCACAAATCCACCTGGTGGACTTATTTGAACCAAGATCCATTCATGTCCGATACGGAACAGTTAAAATTCCTGCAAACGTTGAAAGATGGTTCACTTGCAACAAATTCCCATTTGAAGAGCACCCAGCAATTCTAAGAAGAATAAATAAAATAAATCTTTATTAAACACCAATAGTATCTTGAGAACTTGTAGTTTCAGTATAATGATAAGTCTTAGTACAAGTAACTTGTACCTGGACGCCCCCAGGCACTATCGTGCCTGGGGTGGTGACAGTATCAGTCCTTGGGTTATGAAATACCAACATAGCACCTTCAGTAACGTTTTGTTTAACCTTCACATTTAGTACATCTTCCATATTCAACACATAATTTCCAGCATCCCGAATTTGAAATGAATATATTTCATTGGGTTGCATAAATACACGCTTTCTTGACTTAATAAGCCAATATCTTCCAAACGAAGGGGAGTCAAACGGAGTTACTTGGTAGTAATTAGCATCTATAATAGGAGTAGGCATATTCCCATTATTTTGAATACTGATAGCTTCATTCCACTCAACCCCTGGATCGGAGGTTGAACCATTATTTTTCCGAGCAATAACGAAATAAATATCCATATACACACCTTCATCGAATGTATTTTGAATTGTCCAATTCATACAACAAGCACGAAATCGCAACTTCCGGGTACCACTTGCAGAGGTAGGATAGCCGCCATTCTCCCTAGCAAATATCCAGGGGACATCACCATTTCCAGGATCAATATTAGCAGCATATGTATTAGTATTATAACCATACATAGTAACCCCAGTAACAGCTTGACCATCGGTTAAATCAACAGGATTCACATTAATTTGTCTAGACGCAGTTATGACACATGTTTTCATTCCTTGGGTCTTGTCCAAAGCATACAACACCTTTCCAGTAAAACGCTTAGCAGCACGACGAACACGACGAGGAGCACGCTTCCGACGATATAACGTAGTAACATCTCTTTGCTCACTGAGAGAACCAACAACTTTAGCCTTAGCGGAGTTTGAACTCCCTCCCCTTCTATAATTATTATACATCTTCCTTATCCCTCTTCCAACCATTTGACCGGCTCTAGCAGCCATACGATACTGTCCAGGAGAATATCTTCCCAACATACGAGCACTTCTTCTTAGTTGCATTAAAGCCATTAGCACAGCCCCCCCTGCAATGTTAAGGGGGGGCTTATATAGGAGAGGAAATCCTCAAATCCTACATAATATAAGACTTTTGAAAACCCCTGTTTCCTCAAACTAATACAGGGGCCCTAACCTCCTAAGCCACACCCTAACCTTCCTAATCTGATATGCCTAAAAAGGAAATATGACTCATTGATTATCAGATTGATTAAAATATCTATAAATAGGACCGAATTTTCACATACTCTCATGCGATTTCAAGGAAAAGAATTTGGACTAACCTATTCCCAAGCAAATGCCATTCAGCTTAGTGAACTATACGAACACCTTCGAAAAGAAAAGAACCTTACTTACATTTGTGTATCAAGAGAATTGCATAAAGACCAAGGAACCCACTTTCACGCACATCTCATTTACCAAAGAAGAAAAGACATTAAAAATGAAAGATACTTTGACTTCAAAGAAAAACATCCAAGTATTGAAGTGGTCAAACACCCAACATCATGGAATAACTACGTTAAAAAAGACAACGACTTTGTTGAATTTGGCACTTTCACTGAAGAAACCAACGAAGACTTGTTTGAACTATCCAGAACATGCACTTA